TACTTGCACCTAAAGGCATAAGTCCGGGGCAGCGACCACTTAAACTTCGAGACACGGGACGATCGCTTTCTCCGTCGACGACGTCGACGCTTGGTTCGTCCATATCTGCGTTTAGCCATATTATTAGTGAGAGTTTAGTAAAGGCAATATTCTGGGGTACCCCCAGCAATGCGGACGTGCGGCATTTATAATTCCACTAAAGCGAAATCACAAAGATAATTGAAAGATTATGCCTGCACAAAGAACAGTATCACCCGCCAAGAAATGGTGCGTGATCCACGTGATCCAGGAGGAGGTAATACTATTTCTCCTCCTGGTAGTTTTCCTTAGGAAATCCTTAAGGAAATGGAACGTGATCCAGTGATCCAAGATTTAGGTAGATGTCGCCCGGACCCCCTAAAGGGGGCCCCCCGGGCTGAGTTGGACCGCTTCGCGGTATGAATTTATAGCCAGACCTGTTGGGTATATTTTTAGTTCGGTCATCAATCCTAATGGGTATTCGCTATATGCTAACTACGGTCGCTGCGCTCCCTGCGCGGGCTTCGCCCTTGCGATAGTTAAGTATTGTAGGTGCTTCACCCTCAACAACTACACCGAAGATGAGTTGGAGGCGATTCATCGTATTATTCACGAAAAGTGCAGCAAAGGAATATACCAGAGAGAGGTCGGAGCAGAAGGTACCCCTCACATCCAGGGCTTTGTGGTTTTCAAAACCAAATCCCGACCGATCGGAGCTTTCAAGATACCGCGCATGCACTTTGAAAAGTGCCGCGGGTCAGAGCTTGACAACATCAAGTACTGTAGTAAGGGAGATACCCGAGCAGAAGGTACCACTCCGTGGACTTTTAATTGTCGGGTACCCCGTGCGGTACAATTAATTACTTACGACAGACTGCGTCAGTGGCAGAAAGAGATTGCAGACAAGTACAACGAGTATGCCGAAGAGTTCTCCAGAGTCGTTGACTGGTATTGGGAGCCGGAGGGCAAGACGGGTAAAACCGTACTCGCCAAGTACTTCGTCGATTCAAAAGGAGCGATATGTATTGGAGGGAAAGGGCATGACATACGGTATGCAGTCGCAGAGTATGTTAAGGCGAACGGACAAGGACCAGATATCGTGGTTATCAACCTTGTACGAGAACAAGCCCAGCACTGCAGCTATACTGCAATCGAGCAGATCAAAGATGGGCTCTTCTTCAGTGGAAAGTATGAAGGAGGAATGGTGCGGTTCAACACCCCACACGTCATCGTCTTCGCCAACTTCGAGCCCGACGAACTCAAGTTGTCTGCAGACCGATGGAACATCACAAGACTGAGGATTCTTCAATAAACGGTGTTTATCAACATCAACAAAACGAAAAGGTGTTTTTCAACACCACCGCTAAGAACGCTCTAGGAAATGAGGCTCTGATAGGATAGCATTAAAGTAAATGTCAATCTTCGTGTCCATGCCCAGCGACGAGGTCAGCGCGCCCATGGGGAAGATCCATACGTTGAAGAGGGACCCAACTGCGGCATTGGTACCGCCGGCAGTTACAGGGTGAGGCATGCGGCCATGCATTACATCGTCAGTGACAGCACTTCGTCCGGTCCACTTCTTCGCAGACCACGTCTTCACAACGGTTCGAGTGGCAGCTCCAGCAGAGTTAATAGCAACATTCTTAGAGAATCTAGCTTGCTGGAGATCATCAGGGGTAGGGATAGTAACAGGTTCATCATTATTGGAGCAGTAAACACCACCAATGTAATTAGAACCAGCCTCTTCAGAGGGAAAGAAAGTAACAACAATCTTAGCGGAAACTACGGCGTAGCGTTGGTAGAAACGGGCCATTTCATCGACAGCAGTCGGCTGATGGCCAGTACCAGTGAAGTCAGGGTCAAAAAGAGAATTAGTCCTAAAGCGGTAGATCTGCGCAGCACCAGGGGTCCCAGACCAAGTAATCTGGTCAGAATACTTGCACCTAAAGGCATAAGTCCGGGGCAGCGACCACTTAAACTTCGAGACACGGGACGATCGCTTTCTCCGTCGACGACGTCGACGCTTGGTTCGT